TTTGCTAGGAGGGATGATACTATGATTAGAGATTTAGTAAACTATATGAATGACACCCCTAAAAAAACAAAGAGAGGGTTTTTAAATTACATTGGTAGTGAGGATAGACCAGGACAATTTTCTCAATTTTGGAGCGCAGCAAACGCTGCAGGTATTATACAAAAGATAGGTGGTGGTAGTAATGTTACATATAAATTAGGACCTAACTATAATGCTTTCGAAGAAGGTAATTTAGTTGCATTTTAACCATTTAATCATATTTATATAAAAAAGAGTTATGGATAGAGCGGAACAATTGAAAATATTTGCTCGTTGTTTGGGAGATCCTATTTATGGTATTGAAACGTTTTTAAAGACATTTGATTTAACACAAGAAGGTATGGTACCTTTTAAATTGTTTTATAAACAAAAAGAAGTCATTAAATCCTATGAAGAGTTCAATCGTAATTTAGTTACCAAACCTCGACAGGCAGGTGTGTCTACGACTACTGCCGCTTATATTGCAGTCAAATCCGCATTTGGTGATCCCGATAACCCTAGTAAAGTGTTGATACTGGCGAACAAACAGACACTAGCACAAGAATTCTTAAAAAAAGTTAAAGACTTTTTAGATCAGATACCTTATTGGGTTTGGGGTTTAAATGAAGGTAGTGATTACTTAGAGATAAATTCAAAGGGTCACCTTAAATTAAAATCTAATGGTTGTGAGATTAGGGCACTCGCCACATCTAAAGACGCATTAAGGGGTTTTACTCCAACATTTTTAGTTATGGATGAAGCTGCCTTTATTGATAATGGTTCTGAAGTATTTGGTGCTGCACTAGCCTCATTAGGTACAGGTGGTAAGATTGCATTAATATCTACACCAAATGGTATGGATCCACTATACTATAAAACCTACGATAAGTCTAAAACAGGTGATAATAACTTTAATTTAGTAGAGATGAAATGGTATCACGATGTTAGATACAATAGAGGACTTTATTGGGTTAGGGGTGAAGAGGAGGAAAAAGAAAAAATAATTTGTGATACGGTAGATAGGACTAAGTTAAGGTGGGAATATATGGATAATATATATGAAACTGATGAATCTACAATCGAATATTATGAAGTAATGATAAAAGATGGTTGGAAACCTTTATCTCCTTGGTACGATGAGATGGCGGCAGATATGGGTGACCCTAAAAAAATTGCACAAGAACTTGATGTTTCATTTATTGGTTCAGGTGGTAATGTTGTAGACGATGAGTATATTACGTATCATGAAGAAAATTTTGTAAAAGATCCTGAATTTGCTTCTGAGGTTGAGAAGAGTATGTGGATTTGGAAAGAACCTGAAGTGGGACATAAATACATTATGGGTGTTGATGTTAGTAGGGGAGATGGTAAAGATAGTTCTACCATAGTTATATTAGATTTTGAAAATTTAGAACAAGTTGCAGAATTTAAACATAAGTTACCACCAGATATATTAGCAGAAATAGTATATAAGTATGGTAATATGTATAATGCATATACCATAGTAGATATTACAGGTGGTATGGGTGTTGCAACAGTTTTAAAACTTTTGGAGATGGAATATAAACATCTCCACTATGATGACCCTAAGAGTAGAAAATTATCTGAAAAATACGCAAAAACTGTATATAAACAAGGTGATAAGGTACCTGGATTTAATGTAGGTAACACTAGGTTACAAATGGTTAGTGAATTAGAAGAACATATTAGAGAGAATAAAACTATTATACGTTCACAAAGAATGATTTCAGAACTTAAAACTTTTGTTTATAAAGGTGGGAGACCCGATCATATGGAAGGATATCATGATGATATTATTATGGCATATGCAATGGCAATATTTATAATACAAACTTCTTTTAAGAAATTAGAACATGTAGAAAAACAAACTAAGGCTATGTTGGATAGTTGGGTAAATACTACTAACAAACAAAGTAATCCAATGTTTAATGAAGAAAAACATATAAATCCTTTCTATACTAATACCCCAACATATAACCCAAAACAATCAAATAATAGTAATAATGATAACGGAGATTATAATTGGTTATTTGGAATTAAATAGTATTTAGTTTTTCTATATATTTATTATAATAGTAACAAAGTATATTAAAAGAAAATGGCAAGAAAAACAGTATTCCAACAATTAAATGATTTATTTGGTCCTGACGTTAATCGTCAACAAAGTAAATCTAGATATTCTATAAACGATAAAGAACTTCTAAAAACTAAGTCTAAAGAAGAATACGACTATGAGAAGTTAAAACGACAACAAGATGCGTACCTCGCAAATCAATGGCAGAAAGTAGATAATGAGATATATCAACACTCCATATATTATGAAACTACTAGGTTAGCTTCTTATGCAGATTTTGAAGGTATGGAATTTTTTCCAGAGATAGCGGCAGCTTTAGATATTATGATGGAAGAATCAACCACACTAAATCCTGATAATAAAGTGATTAATATTTTTTCTGAAAGTAGAAGGGTTAGAAGAATATTAGATGATTTATTTTTTAATAGATTAGATATTCATACATCATTACCAATGTGGACTAGAAACGTTTGTAAATATGGTGACGACTTTTTATATTTAAGTATCGACAGTGACGATGGTGTAACAAGTGTAAAACAATTACCTAACATAGAAATTAGTAGGAAAGAAAACTCTGGTTTCGGTGAAAATTCTATGAATGCAGATACAGATAAATTTAATCCAGTTAAGTTTATATGGGGACAACGGGATATTGAATTTAATGCTTGGCAAGTTGCGCATTTTAGGTTATTAGGTGATGATAGAAGACTACCTTATGGGACATCTATGTTAGAAAAGGCTAGAAGAATATGGAAACAATTATTACTTTCTGAAGATGCGATGTTAATATATAGAGTAACAAGAGCACCAGAGAGAAGAATATTTAAAATATTTGTAGGTAATATTGATGAGCAAGATGTACCCTCATATGTTAATAAAATTGCAGACAACTTTAAAAGAAGTCCTGTTATTGATCAGAACACAGGACAAATAGATACTAGGTACAATCAAATGGCACAAGATCAAGATTATTTTATCCCAGTTAGAGATGCGAGTGCACCATCACCAATAGAAACATTACCAGGGGCAACTAACCTATCAGAGATTGCAGATATACAGTATCTACAGAAAAAGTTATTTACTGCACTTAGGGTACCAAAACCATTTTTAGGTTTTGAAGAGGTGAATGGTGAAGGTAAAAATTTGGCATTACAAGACATTAGATTTGCTAGAACTGTTAATAGAATTCAACAAGCAATGTTACAAGAGTTAAATAAGATTGCGATAATTCACTTATATATTTTAGGATTAGAGGATGAATTAGAAAACTTTACTTTAACTCTTAATAACCCTTCAACACAAGCAGAGATGTTAAAGATTGAACAGACTCAGTTAAAAGTTACATTATATAAAGATGCGGTGTCTGATGCAGGTAACGGTTTTGGTTCAATGTCTATGACAAGAGCTAGAAAAGAAATTTTAGGTATGTCAGAAGAAGATATTAGAAATGATTTAGAACAACAAAGATTAGAAAAAGCGGCAGCTGCAGAGATGGAACAAACTGCTAATGTAATTAAGAAAACAGGTATATTTGATAGAGTTGATAAACTTTACGGTGACTTCTCCGCATTAACAGGTGGTGCAACATCAGAAGGTGGTGGAGAAGGTGGTGGAGATACTGGAGGTGAAATGGCAGGGTTCGGTGGTGAGTCAGGTGGTTTAGAATCCGCAGCAGATAGTTTAGCTGGTGGTGAAGCATCTGCAGCAGAAACAGAAACGGCAGTAGAATCTACTAAAGATAAAAAAGACAATCTTTTATTAGAACAAGAAAAGAGAAAATACGAAGAAAAAGTTAAAAAATATCAAGGTATGTATTTAAATAGACTAATGGAAAGTTTAGATAAAGATGAAAAGATATTTAACTTAGATGACGTAGAAAAAGATACAGAAATTCTAAATTCTAAGATTAGTGATATCACAAAAGAAATTGATAATTTAACAAAATAGATCTTTTTTATAAATTCAGAATATTTATTAATAAAAAAGAACATGAGTAATTTTGGCAATATAAAAGATACCTTTAAAAATTTAGTTATTGAGTCTACAATTAAAAAAGACAATAAGGGTAAAAAACTATTTTCTAAGTTTTTAAAAACAATAAAAGAAAATGAAACACTAAAGAATCAGTATTTAATCTATAGTAATTTACAGAATAGTAAGTTTGATGATGGAGTTGAAGCTAGAGAGTTTGTTAAAGAAAATATTTCTTTATTAAAGGGGTTAAATAAAGAACACATTAATAAAGGTAATGAATTTTTTCTTAAAGTTCTTAAAGGAAATGAAATCGTAAAAGAAAATCAAGAATTTTATGATAAGGTAACATTTTTAGTTAATACAAAAAAAACACCTTCTAATATTAAAAAGATTAATGAGTCAATTAGTCATATTGTTAGAGTGATGTTAGAAAAAGAAGATGTTGAGGAGGTTGTTACAGAGAGTTTAGATTTACCACCTAGTGTATTAACAAAATTGGCGGTTAATAAATTTAACTCTAGATATTCTAATATTTCAGAATCAGAAAAAGAAATTATTAAGACAGTTCTTAATGGTAGTAATGAAGATAAAGAAGAAATATTTAATAAACTAAAAAGAGAGTGTATTGATACTATTAATAATAAATTAAATGAGTCTTCTGATTTGGATTTGAAAGATAAACTTTTAAAAGTTAAGGATAAGTTATTGAATACTGATTTTAGTTTAGATAATTTTAAAACGGATATAGGTAAGATTTATGATTTAAATGAATCTATATAATAATAATAATAATAATAATAATAATTAGAAAAATGAAAATTAAAAAGAATGGTAAAATCGTAAATCTTACAGAATCAGATTTACAAAGAATTGTTAAAAGGACATTAAATGAAAGTGCTGGTGATGATTTTGATATGACAGTATCTTACACTGACGCTAAAGGTAACGAAATTAAGTTTAGAAATTTCACTGACATAAATAAAGCAATGAGTGACGGTAAAATTAATAAGAGTCAATTAAAAGAATTATTCTCAGATAAGTTACCTGCGGGATGGTCACAATTTGTTGACGCATTTTGTAAATAAACATACTCTTTAAAAAACGGATTAGGACCGTTATTGTCTACGGACAATGTATTACCCACTAAAGTTCGCTACTATAGTGGGTTTTTTCATGTTTAAAATTTGACATTACGCGTCACAATCATTATAATTGTAATATACAAACTTTAAAAATAACAAAAAAATGAAAGAAATGATTAATGAAATTAGGAAAAGAAATCAAATTAGATTTATTAGACAACTACAAAACTAAAATTGGGACAGTTAATAACAAAGAATCAAAAAGCCTATACATCAACTTATGTGCGTGGGGACAACTAAGTGAATTAGATGAAAACTTAAATTACGATTACTATTTACGTAACGTAAGAAAAAAAATAAAACAAAAACTAAACAACTCTTTAAACAAAGATTTATTTCACAACCATAAGTATATGGTAGATCTAGATATGAGAACTTCAGGTTTATCTATAGAGAAAAGAAGTTTTATGAGTTGTGAGATAACACTATACCAAAAGAAGTATCTTCCTTTAAATAAACCTAGAATTGTAGATAACACTAAACAGATTATTAAAGATGTAGTAACTGAATGTTTGGAAAACAATTCTATTTTTACTTTCCATAGAACTAAAAAGTAATTTTTTTAACATAGTGATATATTTATAATTAAAGTATATCATTATTATGGAAATATTAAAGAAGAACGAAATTAAAAAGAAAGGTATCCTTATCGAATATGATGCAGGATACATTTCTCCAAAAGATAACCGACACTTTATTAGTGAAATGACAAAACTATCAAAAGGGGAACCTATTATAGAGGAACCTTTGATAGTTTATGCGGTTATGCAGAAATATGGGGTGGAAAATAGAAACGAGAGAGTATATCCTGAAGCATTACTTAGAAGAGAAGCTGAAAATTACCTTAAACTTATTAAAGAGAAAAGAGCGTTAGGTGAGGCGGATCACCCAGAATCATCTATTGTCGCAGTAAGTAGAATTTCTCATAATGTGGTAGACTTATGGTGGGAAGGTAATGTACTTATGGGTAAATTAGAAATCATTATGTCACCAGGATTCGTCAATCAAGGAATCATATCTTGTGAAGGTGATAGAGTAGCGAATTATATAAGAAAAGGTTTAAAGATTGGTGTATCATCTAGAGGTGTAGGTTCTTTAGAAAAAGAAGGTGGTAAAAATATTGTACAAGATGATTTCGAATTAATTTGTTGGGATATTGTTACTTCACCATCAACACCTGGTTCTTGGATATATAGTGATGAACCTTCTAAAGAACAACAAATGTCAGAATCAAATACTAAAAAGGAAGATAGTATATTGAAAGATGGTTTAAACAATTTTCTATTAGATTAATAAAAAAACACACTTTTTAGATTTATTGCATATTTATTAATTAAACGCATAGTAATGCGTTAATAATAATAATATTTTAAAAAATAAAATTAAAATGGCTGAAAAAAAGAAATCAATCATCGAAGAGGCTTTACTAGAAGCAAAGTCTTTAGAAGATGCCTTAAAAGCCAACACGAAAGAAATGCTT